AGCATCATTTTCATTAAAATTATATACTATCTTTGGTAAATTTGCCATTAAATGTAATTGTTTAAATCTGTTTGTTCTGGATTAATAGAAGCACTAGATGTAACTATACTACCATCTGAAGTAGGTGAAGTAATACGCTCAAAAGGGCTGTATGTATCATCTACTGGTTCTGGGTTTACATCACCTATTACACCTTCTTTTATTATCACTACTGGTAATAAAGAATTTTCTAATTCACTTAATGTAAAACTATACTCACTTGTGCAAATATTCCATTCATAGGTTTTAATATAGTAATGTGTTAATACATCTGTAGTTTCTTTAATTGTATTGTAAACGTCTAATTCTCCTATTACAGTACAACTTAATTCTTTTACAAAATCACCTTTTAAATCTCCTAATTGCTTTAGAAATAAAGTTAATATATCTGTATCATCTGTTAAACTTCTTCTAGTCCATTCATTAGTAATTAAATAATTTGAAGTTCTAAAACTGTTTAGAGTTCCACTATTTGTACCATCACCATGTAAAACTTCTATTTCTTCTATATTTTCATCCTCGTTTATATTAGAATAAAGTATTAATTCTTCTGTAGGTGGACCTTCTAAAGGTAAGTAAACTAAACTAATTCCACTTGTTGAAATACTTACACCATCATTAGTTATATCAGAATCACTATCTGCAAATGGTTGTACATTACTATATGGCTGGTACAATCTTATTCTAAAATCTACAAAAGAAGTTTCTGGTAGTGTTGGTAAAGTTACATTGGTTTGTTTCCAAAATGTTGTACCATAATTATAAAAACCAGCACCACTACCATTATTAGAAGCTACACCACCATAATATCTAAATGTTGCCCTTGCATAGGAATTTTGCCATGTATAACCACCAATATCATTACCGTTTAAATAATAAGTTCCAAATTGAATTTCTAATTCATAAGTAAGCTTTAACGAGTTATTTATCCAATCAGCTACTACAGTTCCACTACTTACGCCACTAAAATTAACATCAAAATAGGTTTGAAAACTTAAAACAACACTATCTAATGTAGATGTAGCAACAGAAGGTTTTAATTGTTCTATGTAAGTAGTACCAGATAAAAAAGAATCATTACAACTACCATTAGGATCAAAACGGAACATCCACTTTTCAAAACCATTATTATTAGAATCATAATATAATGGATAAGGGCTTGCTGTTGGCACATTAAGCATATTCCAGTTCAAAGGTGATAACGGTGCTACATGATTTGCGAAAGAACCATCTTTTACTAAATCACTAGATACTTGTTCTAAATTTTCTTGACTATATGTTACTTGAACTCTATTCAAAGGTGGTTCAATACTTAACTCTGAAGAAGGTGCTACTAAAATTAATTCACCATCTGCACCAGTTGGTCCAGTAGTAGTTTTATCATTAGATGTAAAATTACCAGTTCCATCTACTGTTATTGTTCTTTCAGTACCTACATTAGCATTAAAATCTCTATAGTACATTGTGCTATCCATGTACTCTTGTACTCTAATAATATACCATATACCATTAGCTTGAAATATATTAACACCAAAAACTTTTAAAACTTCTTCTATTGTTCTATGACAACTAAAAGCTTCTTCTTGACCTTCAGCCCCCTCTTCTGATTTCTTTTTATATACACTACTATCTACAAATATTTGATTCAGCATGGAATCAGTAGTAGTAGCATTTATACTATCTTCATAAATATTTACAAACTCTCTAATTGCTATAGGGCTTGGTAATTTATTTAAAGCTAATCTTAAAACCTCTATTATTGATTTTTGAGATACATACAAAGGTTCTATACTCCAATCTACAGTACTTGCAGAACCTTCAGCAGTTTCAACTTTTAATCTAACATAGTTAGTAGTTAAGTATGTTGTATCTACTGTAAAATTTATACCACTATAAGAAAAAGAAGAATCTGAAAAAGTAATATCATCATTAGAAGTTTGAAGTCTAAATAAAACATTATCATAAGTTCCAGTATTTTCATCTACTTTAAATCTAATATGTTGTGTTGAAGTTGTTAAAGCTACTGAAGCACTTACTGTAGCTGTACTGTTTGCATCCTTTCCAGTTTCTTCTAATATGTTTGCTTTATCATCCCATTTAACATGCTTTAGGTGGTTTAATCCACAAGTAGCTTCAAAGGTTGCTGAATAAGGTGGCTGGGAGTAACTTTCGGTGTAAATCTCACTTTGGTTATAACCTACAAATTTAGTTTGTGGGTTTCCATATGGGTCTTTAATTAAAATTACCTTATAATCACCCCAATCAGCAGTTCTAAATTCTTTTAATGAACCTTCTGATATATTTATTAATGAAAAAGATAGTTTAGTTCCTTGTACTACATCTAACAAATCACCATCTCTACCTAAAACAATACTATCTTTATCACAATTTAAAGCAGTACTAGAACCAGCAAAACCTTCTTTATATATTTCTATTCTCCATTGGTGTGGATTAGCTGTACTTGGTACATTCTTTTGATAGTTCTTTAATTGATAAAAAGTAGTAGTATATTTTAATCCAAAAGCCATAAAACAAATTTAATATTAATTACTATAATTATTAGACTTATTTTGTCTTTTTAATATTCCTACTAATTCATTACCTTGTATTCTAAATTTAACTTCACCACCACCAGAGCCTTCTGGATTCATAAAGCTTTTTAATTTATCTAAAGGTGCAATTACTTCTGGATTGGTTGGTGTTGTTCCTATTCCTTCACCAATATTAGCGAAAACTGAACCAGTTACTAATCCACCTTGTGCAAATCCAGTAGCACTTGATTGTTCCATACTTCCCTTTATTGCAGCAGCAGTAGCTATTAAAGCAACACCACCAGCAATAGCTAAACCAGCACCTAATGGTCCTAAAGCTAAAGCAGCTTGTAAAGCTATCATTCCTAAACCTAAAGAAATCATTTGTTCACCAAAAGAAGATAACAATCCAGCAAAACCACCTATTAAAACAGCACCAAATTCTTCAGCACCGCCACCAGAACCTAAAACTTCACCAAGCCCTACCAAACCTTGCTGTGCTGCTGACTGTAAAGAACTACTCAAAGCAGCTCCTGCATCTTCACCAGCTTTTATCATTTCACCAGTAATTTTACCAGTGACTTCAGCGGATGGATCAATTTGTAAATCTGGTATTATTGGTATTGCTAATTTAAGTGGTTGGTCTATTTTTAAAGCATCTTTTAACTTACCTACAGCATCTAAATTCTTTTCATTAAAATTACCTAAATCTACATCTTTTAAAGCTTCTAGGTTTAATGTTAGGTTTCTAGCCTTTAAAGCAGCATCTTGTTGAGCTTTTGTAAATTCTTTAGTAGAAGCTACGACTTCTTCAGCCCCTTTAGCCAAATCTGGCATTACTTCAGCAACTTCTTCTACTTTTTCTTTTAGCTTCTCACTGGCATCTCTAGCATCGAGCATAGCCCCTAAAGCTGGATTAGTTAAAGCTGCAAATCTTTCAAAAAAGCCCATAGCAGATTCTGAATTAGTTAGTTTTGTCATTTCACCTAACAAACTAGCAACAGCATCTACAGCACCTTTTAAAACCTTACTTACTACACCACTACCTTTATTTAATGAATGAACAAAACCTTCATAAGCAGAACTTGCTTTTGTCATACTACCAGATACATTATCTAGCATAGTGTCAGCCATTTTTTTGGCAGTACCATCAGCATTTAAAAATTCCCCCGCTAATTTTCCTAATTCGTCTTTTTGGTCTGCTAATATTAATAAAGAACCTTTAGCACGTTCACCTACTAACTTTTCAGCTATTGCTAACTTTTCAGCTTTTGTGCTTGCTCCATTTAATTCAGCAGCTATATCATTTAAACTTTCTTGAAAAGGTTTACCATCTTTTACTAATTCAGAAAATATATTTTTTAAATCAGTTCCAGCTTTAGAGCCAGTTATATTAGCATCTGCTAATTTACCAGCAGCAGCAGTAGCAACTTCAAAACTTACACCAGTAGCTTTAGCAATAGGTGCTGCTGTTTTCATGGTTTCGCTTAACTTCTCCATATCTAAAGCAGAAGAAGCAAAAGATAAAGCCATTACGTCTGTAATATGTCCAGCATCTTGACTATTTAAACCAAAAGCATTTAATGAAGCCCCAGCAAATTGTGCTGCTTCTGATAATTCAACACCAGCAGCAGCAGCTAAATTAAGTGTAGCCTCAGTCATGTTCTCTATCTGGCTAGAATTGAATCCCAATTTTGCCATCTCTTTTTGCAATCCGCTGACCTCTGAAGCAGTAAATGCAGTAGTAGCACCTAATGCTTTAGCTTGATTTGATAAAGAAGCCATTTGTGCATCAGTACCACCTAAAACAGCTTTTAATTCACTATTAGCTTTCTCAAAATCATTTATTATACCTATAGCATCACCAATAGCAGCACCTAAACCAGCTACTACACCTATTCCAACTGTTAAAGGATTAAACATACCTTTTAAACCAGCACCGAACTTCTGAAAACCGTTTAATTGACCTTTAGCTTTCTTTATTCCTTTTGTAAATTCAGCAGTCCTTAACCCTAAACTTACCCAAATTGAACCACTACTTTTACCCATTTTATTTTGTGTTTAGTATAACTTTATACTAATTAATATATTCTATTAAATCTTCTTTTATATATCCTATTAAAACACCTTCTTTATTATAAAGTTTATTAGTATTATTTTCTCTATAACCTCTTAACTTTCCATTAGTAATTAATGGTTCTCTACGATTAAATAACTGTTTAGCTTCATCAGAAGAAAGTTCTTTAGCTTTTGGATCAAGTGGTAAAGGATAAAATTTATATAAACTAGATTTCTTAGTACTCTTTTTAGTTGGAATACCAATATATGAAGTATAAGCATTATATCTTAACAAACGGAGGGTTTCCAAATGTAAGCCTTCTGTATATTCTTGCTTCATCTGAAAACCCTCATTCATTATAATTATATCTTTTGGTTGTAACTCCCAAAACTCTTTAGGTTTTAATCCTAAAAAGCCAAAAGCTAATTTTTGTACCTCGTACCAATCCCATACTAAAGCAGTTCCTTCTTCTTCATTTACTTTTTTTTTGAACCAGTATTAAAAGATTCTGTAATTTCTTGTATTACATCTGGCAAAATAGCACCTAAATCTTCAAATGTAGCTAATTCACTAAATTCATCAAAAGATATATTTTCTACTATTCCAGAATGAACAATCACAAAAATAGTACTCACCTTTTCAAGTTGCTTAACATCTTGAAATAGTTTAACTATTGATAAATCTAATTCTTTTTCAATTTTAAATAAAGCTTTATTATTATACTTTAATGTAAATTCTTTTTCACCTATTTTAATAGTCATAATTGTAGTTTAGTTTTAATTAATTATTAAGTTATTGCTTATGTTAAAGCTTTTAAATTTAATGGACCAGTTCCAGTAAAAGAATAGCTATAAGTCATAGATTCCTCAGTTGCACTATCAGCAGATAAATCAACTAAAAAAGCAGTTCCTTCATGATATTCATCACCAGTTACTTCAGTACTAAATCTGATAGTTACTGCATCTCTAGTAGTTAAAACAGTTTTTAAATCTACATAACCATAAGAAGAATCTAAGGCAAATAAACCTTCTCCTTCTATTGACCATTCCATTAATCCTTCTAAGCTTTCGCTCCATCCAGCACTATCTTTACAAGTCGCATCTCTATTACTCATTGATAGTGATACACTTCCACTTGTAGCACAAGCCACTTTAGTTCCTGCTACATATATATTGAAGTCAGTACCATTTATTATTCCAGTTGTTGCCATTTTTTAAATTTTTGTAAAGTATTACTTAATACTTCTTGTTATTGTAAAATTAGTTATTTTTTTTCTTTTTTTATTTCTTTTGTTGCTACTTCTTCTTCTGAAGGTTCTACTTCTTGAATTGGATTAGCATCTTCTTCTCTTTTCTTTATAATATCTGCTAGATATTCTTTAGTTACATCTCTAGCAATTCCTTTTTTTATAAGTTCTAAACCTACTGAATTAGTTACACCTATAGGTGTTCCAGCTTTTAAAAGCCTTGAATGTGGTTTATAATCTTTTAATAGTATTAATTCCATATATTTATTTATTATTTAATAATTCGTGTTAAGTAAGATTGTATTTTTAAGTAAACCCTATCTTCATCAGCATAACCATAATCTTCATTTTGATACGCTATTATTTGAACATCTATAGTTTCTGTTGTTCCTTTATATCTATCTAAAGCAGCTCTAACTTTATTACCTAAATCTTCTAATTGTCCTAAAGTTTCTGTATATATCTCTAAATTAAAAGTTACTTTATCTAATTGAGAAGCACCACAATTACTTACGGTTGGATCAACATTTTCAATAGTGTAAACTAAATAAGGATAAACCACATCTTCTATAGCTAGAAATGGATAAATTCTAGTACTAACTATATCAGTAACATCAGTAGAATTACTTAGTAAACTATATATTACATCACCTATACCTTTTGCCATTATACATTATTTATTAATTATAAAACCCCCTCTTTAGGCATTTCTTCAGGTATTCTAAAACCTTCGACTATTTTTCTGCTTAACTGTTTATCTATTACACTTATAAAACCAGCCCTAGACGCTTTTAATGCTGGAGTTAAAAAATCATCCCCACCAGTATGTCCAGAAGCATTAGCTTTATGAGTTTTTAACACCCACCTAGCATAGTATCCATCAGCATTTCCGAGGCTTTTACCCTGCTGAAACCACACCCCAGCCAAAAAAACATCTCTAGGAACATTAACCTTCTTTCTAAGACCGCTTTTAATCGACCTTCTTAATTGACCAGTGCTTTTAGGTGCTGCTTTCTTAACTTTTTTTCTAGTGTCAGCAGCAGCTTTAGTCAATGAACTATCAACTATCCTAGAAGCTTTTGATTGGCTTGTTATAGCTAAATTAGATAAGGCTTTATCCATTTTTTTTAAATCTGAAACATCTATATTTAAACCATCTTTAGCCATCTTATGTTTGAGTTAATAAACTTGTATTAATCATTAATCCATCTTGCCTTCCCAACTCTTTTATATCTTCTATCTTGTAATACTGATTATTCCATAAAATTCTCATTTCATTTGTAATAGTACTATTATATCTTGTTCTAAAATTAACCATTCTTGAAGTAGAACGGTTTTTATTATCTTCTTTTTCTACACCATCTTTTACTACTGGATTGCTCCAAATAGTTAAAAAAGTTGACCATGTTAAAGTTCTTTGTCCATTAGTAGCTACTACTTCTGATTTACTTTGCACTATAATTCTTCTATCTAATACACCACCCTTCATAGCTCTAAAATATTGTCAATTTGTTTAGTTGTTAATCCTTCTATTCCTTTTTCAAATTCTAGTTCATCACCACCTAGATTATCATAACCCCATATATTAATATCACTTTTAATATCATAGATGGTTCTAAATGGATTCTGTATTTCCTTCATAGCACATCTAAATTTAGACATACTATTAAAATCTAATCCTTTTTGTATCTTGCCATACATCGGCTGTATATCTAAAACAGCTATTAATTCATCCCTTCTAATACATCTACCAGCACCTATCATAGCTTGATAATCACAAGTCTTTAACCTTTTACTTTCACTATCTATAAAAGTTACTCTAGTACCACCAAAGAAAGGATAATTTTCTTTAAATAGTGGCTCATATATTTCAAACAGTTCTTTAGTTATTATATCATCACTTCCTAAGTTCATTAGATAGTCATATTGATACTTTAAACTTTCTTCTACACCTATATTCATTTTAGTTCCTAAACATTCATTAGAAGCCTCTATATACTTAAAGCCATATTCAAAAGCTAATAGTTTAGCCCATTGTTCAGATACTACACAAAGAACTTCTATATTAAAATCCTTTTGCAACTCTTTTAAGTTATCAAAACAAATCTTTACAATAGATTCACGACCCCAAATAGGTAATAATATTAATATTTTTTTATCCAAAAGTTAAAACTCTATAAGGTGCTAATAAATTCTTTACTACATTAGGCATTTCAATTTGCATAGCTAAACCACCTACTACTACATTTACCATTTCTCTATTCTCATATAAATGAGCTACCATTAATTTAATAGCGTGTTTTATATCATCTGGAACATCTGAAGCAGCACCATATCCACAAACAGTAATTACTTCTATAGGGTTTATTGTTGATCCAATAGCAGGGAAAGCATTAACTAATCCATCATGTACTTTAGCAACATCACTTAAATTATCTAATTGATAATTATCAGAACTATCAGTAATAGTTTGTTGAACTTCATTAGTATCATAATACTTAATACTTGTTAAGCTAATAACTGGATTCACTTTAAGCTTAAAAACATCTGGAAAAATATCTAAATTTTGTCTCCATGTTTGAGTAATAAAAACTTTATTTGTATAGCTTTCACAATACTTTCTAGCTGTAGTAATTAAAGTATCTATATAAGTATCTTCATCACTAAAATCTACCCTTAAATGAGTTTTTGCTTCAGCAGTTGTAATAGGTTCTGTTGCTGGTTGTACTGTGATTTGATAACTAGACATTATTTTTTAGCTTTACGTTTCTTAACTTTACTTGGTTCTAATATTGCTTTTTTTACCTCTACAAAAGATTCTTCTTCTATTGGTAAAATACATATTCCATGTTCTATAAATCTTATTGCTTGGTACTTTGGTAAATCTACTATTTGTCCTACTTCATAAACAACATCTTTACCAGCCATTACTTCTAAAAATTGTACTTCCATATCTTATAAATTTAAAAAGGGCTGCTACATATTGCAGCAGCCCTTCCGAATTAACTTAATTTAAAACTAAACTACAAATTAAGAATTTGACATTCTCATGTGCTTAACAGCAGCAGTATCTAACAACTTACCATCTGTTCTAAGTTCACCTAAGAAAGTAATTTGATTTTTCAAGAAATTAACGTGTTCAGAACGTCTAATATTAATACCTTGTGCATCTCTAATTAAATACTGTTTCATATCACCATAAATGATCGGGTGAGTTCCAGCAGCCATATCTGGCATATCGTTATTTACAGTGTACATTTGTCCATCTATTAAAGAAGGTGCTCCACCAACAACTCCAGGTTGCCATAATGACTGGTTAGCAGAACTTAAAGATAATTTTTTAAGTGCTAACAAAGTGTTATCGTTAAACATCCAAGTACCATTAGTTCTATAATCTCTATCTACTGAATGCTTTAAATCTAAAAGTTCATTAAAAGTAGTTGCAGTAATAGCGGCAGCAGCTTTACCAACTAAAGAAGTATTAATGATTCCTGTAGGTTTGCTTGATCCGTCCCCGCTAGTATATCCAGTATTTGATAATCTACCTAATCTTCTTGATAAAGCATTAACAATAAATTGCTCAATATTAAAAGAAGAATCTTGTAATAATTGTGCTGATACTGGAATATAATCAGATGAAGCAGTCCATGCGTTAATAGCAGTAGTTCCAAATGTTAAATCTGTATTTGTTGCAGCAGAATTTTCAGCCAACCATCGACCAACATTTGTTGTATCATTATTTGTAGGCCAGTTAATTTGCTCGCCTTTTGAAGTTGTTTGAATATCACAAACTGAACGCATACCGCCAAAGTTTTTCATTGCTTCGATAATCTTACCACCCATTGTTTCATCTACTGTATAACCACCTTCAGAGTTAGTAGTTGTAGATTGTGCTCTAGTATAAAATTCAGCTTCTTTTTGACTTAAACCGTTAAAACCTCTAATTAAATAAGATTTTAAAACTTGTTCAGCCATATCTTTATTAGCCTTAACTTCGTCTACTGAAATTCCAGAAGCATCTGCTTTCTTTTCAATAGATTCTATTTTAGAACTAAAAGCTTCATTTAATCTTTTCTTTTGATTTGCAGAATTTTCAGCTTTTTGATGTGCTTCCATTAAAGTATCAAATTGCTTATTTTCTTCACTAGATAATTCTCTAGCTTCTGATTTAGCAACATCTACTAATGCTCTAGCATCTTCAGCGTGTTTTGCAGCTTTTTCCAAGTCTGCTTTAATGTTGTATTCCATTTTCTTGTTTTTGTGTAGGGCAACTTTACCCCATTAATATAAAAATTAGTACATTATGACTTCATAACGTGATTTTAATAAGTTTACTCTTATTTCTTATTTATCAAAAGTAATTCTTTTTCTTGAATATTACAAAAGTTTTTTTCTTCTACTTTATCAAATTCAATTATATCTTCTTTAGTAGGACCAACTAAATCTAATAAGCTTCTTTTTAAAGCATCAGGATTAGATGGTATATTAACTACACTTACTTCTAAAAGTTCTTGCCCGAAATAGTGGAAATTACCTTCTCTACTTTCTCCATAACCTCCATTAGTATCTGCTAAAGGAACAAATCCAACACTAACAGCCCTTAATGAACCATGTAATACTTTTCTAAATATCTTTTCTGCTAATGGATTAATTTCTTTAGGTTCAAAAGCAATATCAACTAAAAGCTGTTGTTCATCACCACTAGCTTTTTTAACTGTTTCAAAATAAGCTCTAGCACTTCCTAATTGGTCGTCTGGATTAGGTGCTTCACCACTTCCATAAACATTGTGCTGATAACCTATAATAGGGTTATTATTAAAGTTCTTTAAATCCCAGTTTTCTTGGTTCAATACTGTACCATGTCTATCTACTGAACTTGTAGAAGCTATAAATGTAACAGTTCTAGTTTCTTCTATATCTTCTCCAAAAGCTCTTATATTAGCTTCTATATTATTTATTATCTTCTTCATCTTCTTCTATTTTAATTGTTTCTGTTGATTCGCTTAACGGTTGGTTGTTTCCATCTTCATCTACCTTTCCTAGATTCATAGGTACATAACGACTTTCACCACCTTCTACTGGATTCATTTCTTCAAAACTTCTAATTTCGTTTACAGTCATTGCACCGATATTAAACAAAGTTCTATAGCTTTCAGTTCTAGTTTTTATATCACCTCTTAATAAACCGTTTAAATTCATTTTAAAGTAAGTACTATCTTTTTCAGTTTCTCTTAATAGCTTTCTACTACATTCGCTTTCTATGTTAATTACATAAGGCATTAATGTATTTGTAATAAAGTTTTGATTCTGTTGTTCCAAGTTGCTAAATGTAGCCCTACTTAAATCACCTATCTTATCTGCTGGAATATTAAACCACCTCGAAACATCTTCTACACTAAATCTTCTAGTTTCTAAAAATTGTGCTGAATCTGGTGGAATAGATGTAGGTGTATATTTTAATCCTTCTTCTAATATTAATGGCTTGTTTGCATTTGCTATACCACCATGTAAATCATTAAATGATGCTTTCAAATTATTAAAAGCTTTATCACTTAAAGAATTATCACTTTGTAAAATTCCAGTCATACTAGCACCATTACCAAAAAATCTACTACCAAATTCTTCAGCAGCAGCACCTAAACCTAAATTATTTCTAGCATAATCAATAACACTTTTACCCATTACATTATTACCCATACCTCTAAAATGAAGCACGTTTGATTGATCCAAAGTTAAAACAGTTTTATCTAGTTTAAAAGTGTACCATAAAACACCATCTTTTATTTCTACTTCTACTTTAGAAGGGTGTACTGGCATTACTGCAATAGGTCTAAATGTACCAGCAGCAAATTCAATAATAGAATAAGAGTTTCCCCAAAGTAAAATATCTGGCATACATAATTTCCAAAAGGTACTAATAGTCATTAAACTATTTGGCTCTCTATTGAATAATTTATAAACTGGGTGTTTTTTATCTTTAATTTTATTTACACCATCATCCTTCATTATGTGCATAGGTAAAGTAGAAAAAGCTTCTGTAATTACTTTTACTGCTGCATATACTGCTGGAATTGCTAAAGAATTTTCTTGATTTATTGTAACACCAGATTTAGTAGAATTGCTCCCTAATGTTTCCCATGCTGAAGCTGCTAAAGCTCTAACATTTTCAACACTTCTAGTACCTATTTGTAAATTAGTAAATGGTATCTTCATAAAATTGAGTTCTATATTGCTTAATATAGTGAAATACAAAAATAGACAAATAAATTAATTAAAATTTTGTTTATCCATAATAAATTGATAACAGCCACTAAAAACCATTTAAAAACGGTTCTTAGTTTGGTGTTAGGCGCAATTAATACGCTGCTCTATTCCGTAATTGTGTAGCCTTGTGCCATAGCAGTAAATGAAGCGGTAAACGTCTTGCATTAATTCGCCAAACCCTGCTTTGAATTTCATTTTTCCTGCAATAGTGTCTACTTCAATAGCTTCATTTACTACCTCGGTTCTTAACCCCATCATTAGAGTTATTTCTTCCGCTACTGTTTCTAAATAATCAATTTGTCTTTCTTTATAATTCATATTTTCTATAATTTAACTGCGCCTAACACAAAATAAATTGCATTAAAACGCCAATTTATTCAAGCCGTTAGCAAATATTAAAACGAATTTGCTAACACAAAATATATAAGATTATTCCTCCTATTATAAAAAATAGTAGTAATATATTATCTTCTCCATTTCCTCCACCGTATTCTAAATTACAATTATCCATAGCTTTACATATTATAATTCAATTATAAAAAATACTTATTTACTATACTCGTTTCAAATTCACAATCATAAACTTTATCTTCATATATTGTAGCTCCTATTGGTAATTGTTGATATTTAAAATATCCTTCTTTATGTTTTAAACTCCATATCTTTTTACCTAAACTATCAGCATAAATACTTACATAAATATCACTCATGCAGCCAGTTTTAAATATTGACATAGGTGGTTTAAAATAATCTGTATGAAACGACATTACACCCGACCCTCCAATTTGACATGGCTCTGTAATATCACAATTACCTAAACATTGGTTTCTTATTGCTGGACTTTTATAATATGATTCTATTGGAAACTTTAAAAATGACCTTGAATGATATGTTACTATTCCATATTTATCAATCTCTTTAATTGTATCTTGTATATAAGTTGGACTGTACTCAATATCATCATCACAAGTGAAATAATAACCTTCAAAATCTCTAGCAAATAAAAACTTACCAGCATCAGTAAAAACATTATCTGAATAAAAATAATTTACTTTAGGATGTTCTAATGGTGGTTCTAAATAATTGTTTAAGCAAACATTAACTGCATCAACTTGGTTTACTAAGGAATTTATAGTGTTAATTAATTGTTCTTTTCGTTCGACTAATGAAGCAATGTTTACTGAAGTCTTCATACTGAATGTTGTATAATATAAGTTGATAATGTTCTTGGTGTAATTCCTAAATCTTTAGCAGCTTTAGTCTTATGTCCGTTATGTTTCTTCATTGCTTTTTTAATATAAATTCTTTGCATACATATCAAAGGTTTATTTTTATAATCTTCTGTATTATATACTTTCATTATTTGTAGTTTAGTTTTGTAAATATATAAAAATTATTCTAACTGTTTAATTTTTAACCGATAAAGTACTTTTAATCCTTTTAATTCGTCAATAGTATATTTCTTTGGCTCGTGTTTTCCTTCTAGCCATTCAACTTTTTCAATACCTATTTTTTTAATTAGATTAATTCTATAGTCTATTAAGTTTCCATGAAGGTATGTATTGCAATATTCACATTGTAGATTGTTGTTTAATGGTTCAAACCTTAATTCTGGATTACCACCAACACTTCTATAGTGTCCAGCATTTTCTTTTTTAGCTGGTTTATTACATGATATACAATTAAGTCCTTTATCTCTTAATCTAATCCATTTATTAAATATTACTTGAAGTTCATTTTGATATTCAGACCTAGTTTTTAAAGCTTCTTTTCTTTTCTTCTTTTCTCTGGTCCATGCTTTCTTTTTAGCTATCTTATTTCTTTCATTAGTTAATTCAATAGCACAAGTAAAAGAACAAACATTTTGAACTTTATTATATTGTGGATCAAATTTAGTTTTACAGTTCTTGCAAGTTCTCATTAGTTACATTTTTATAAGTGATTAATAAATTTAAAGTTATACATAATTTTACTATAGTACTGATAAACAAATGGTTATTAGTTATAAATTTGTAATGTTGTTTAGCCGCTTGTTAGCATTAATATTACTTTAGTGCTTTAAAAAAGTGTTTAATAACATTCACAGTCCAACCATCGCCAATAATATTCATTGCTTGGTTTTCGGTTAAGCAATCAGTATATCCTATCGGCATATTTTGTAATTTTTCAAAGTGTGTTCTATTAAGTAGCGTTACGTTTCCGCTGTCATCAATAACTTTAACTTTTTTATTACTTGCTGTTAATGTTGGTGCTTTTCCATTTATTTTATAAACTCTATTACTCATATCAAAAACGTTGTCCTTTTCTATAAATTCACAAATAGGTTTATCAAATTTAGTTTCCGTTATGTTTAAGCATTTTTTTAGTTCATACCATACACTTGGCTCAGGTATTGAAAAACATTTATCGCTTCTAAACCAATGTTCAACCGTTGTTTTCTTTTCGTTTAGTTCTGTTGCAATCTCTCTTATTGTTTTATTCTTACTGCCTTTTAATAGTGTTTTAAGACCTTCAATATCTACATTATATTTTCTAACACTTACTTTTTCAATAACCTTAATTCTATCAATTCCATTTTTCAACGGTTCGGTAGTTTCTAAGTCTAATACATCTTTCAAATAAACCTCTTTATCAATTATGTTTTCATCAAAAGGTATATTTGTCCAATACAATCTCGGTCTATTTTGTGCAGTAAATAATTTACTGTTTATTGAAATAGGCTCAACACCTAAAGCATTAGTTATAACCTGCTCCCACTCTTTTTTCATTTTAACATTTTCCAAAAAAAAGTACTTAGGTTTTAAAATTTCTTTTGCTTTTACAAATTCCCAAAACAATCCACTCTTACCACCAAAACCACTACCATCTCCAGCAATACTAAAACTTTGACAAGGGCTACCGCCTATCAATAAATCTATTTTAGGTAATTTATTAAAGTCAACATCTAAAACGCTACCCATTTGTTTTGTGTTTGGGTAGTTTGTTTGTGTCAATTTTATTGCGTGTGGTTTAATTTCAAAAGCAAAATAATTATCAACTTTTATATTTAATTCATCTAAGGCAATTTGCCCACAACTACCACCGTCAAAATAACTTACTACATTCATATCTTTTAAATTTTTACTATTAATCCCATACTAATGCTAACACGGTATAAATAACATGGCAAAAAAGCCACGTTTCTTATACTAATCGTTATATGCAATTATTTTTTACCAACCGCACTTTTAAGCAAGTGGTTAATTTCTTTGTTTACACTTCTGTCGTTTTCAGAAGCCAACCGAGCTATTTTCTCAAATAACTCGGCTGGTATTTCAATTAGTTTCTTTTTCATTATCTCACAGTTACTGAGGTTTCTAATTTAGGGCAGTTATAATCGCTGTAATGAGATTCAACTTTTCTGTTTCCGTATGAACTTCTTATTTTACCTTCGTAAACTGTTCCGCATACTTGAACAAAACCTTTTCCATTTTTTTGAGTTCCTTCAATTAGTTTTTCAACTTTTACCCAGTGATTGCCAAATTTTACGTCTTGTCCTACTTTTAAATCTTTTGCTTGAATCTTCATTTTTGTCTGTTTTTAAATTTCTATACAACAAATATACATATATATTTTATATATACAATAGATATGCAAAGAAATTTTAAAAATATTTTTCCAACGCTCAAAAATAAAAGCATATAACAACAAATAAAGGGCATTTAAAAACGCCCCTTATTCAAACCGTTATAAGTAATGCAAGTCGTCTTGCTATTTATAATGTTCTGTCAAATCTCCGTTCTTATCTATTATACCAGTTCTTATTAAAAAGTCTGTTGTATCTTTTTTGCTTAGTAGTAGTTTTTCTGTATATTCTTTAAACTCTTGTGCTAATTCACTTGCACTACTAATAACACCAAATAAAGATAATATTCTGTTTTCTAACTTTTTACAATCTTCTTTGCTTGTTGTAAAGTCGTAGGCTATTTGTTTAATTTCTTCTTTTCTATCCATACTATCCTTATTTAATTCGTTAGCATTAATAGCTATGCTTTTTCTGCAAAAATGCTAATCATAAACAATTTACCATCGGCACTTATATGGTAGTTTGTGTAATCAACAACTGCTGTTCCTGCGTTTGGTAAAAATACATTATCTCCTTTTTGTGGTATCGGCATATCTTTCGGTAAATCAAAAGCACCGTATTCAGTTGTTATTGTTAAATATTCTAAGTCTTTCATTTTTTCTATCTTTTTTAGTTATCAATCCGCTACAAATGCTAACAAGGTTTATGTTTCAAATTTCGTTGCACTCATTCGCAACATACACTCACTCATTAGGCGTAATTTTACCAACATCTCTTGTACCAGTCACTTGTCATTTCACAAAGTCCAATAATAGCACCTATTGGCATTATTAATAAACTAAAAAATACGGTAACGGTTCTTCTTAACCATTTTCTTTGTACTTCGCTTAAAGGGTAGTTAAACTCATCAAAAAAACTACGCCTAAAAACTCCGTCTAAACAATGCGGATTATCGCATTTGCTAACATCGTCTATATTTAATTTTTTAACTTGCTCTTGGTGGTAATGTTTAGCGTATAAATCAAGCATTGTATGTGTTACCCATTTGTGCTTATCTTTATTTTTGTTAATCCAATTTCGTATTTCTCCATCTTTTTCAGTCACTATCATAATTCATCGTTATTTATTCGTTAAAAATCTAAACATAGTCTTTAGCATTAGCAAATATATCATTTCTTTAGTTCTTTATTCTCTTTAGTTAATCTAATACATTCTTTTGATAGTCTTTTTATTTCAAAATCCATATTACAAATTAACTTAAAAGTATCATTTAATTTGTTCATTACCTCTAAATATTTATTATTTGAAGTATTTGCAAACTCTATTTTATATAATTCTAATTGACCATCTATAAAAGTTTTAGCTAAAAT